TATGATATTCTCCCTTTGGAATATCAAAAATCATTCCAGGCTCTAACAAATATGGCAAACAATTTTCGTATTGAAAACGCCATCCCTCACCTTCGAGTATTTCAATCTCACGATGTTCATGATCTTTATGCCAAACATATTCTTCATCGTCTCGATCGATAAAGAATTCTCTTATTTCTCCGCCTATTATCTCCTCAGACGCGAAAGGTAGATCTACCAAAAGTAATCACCTCCTCCTTTAAGACCTAAGTCCTTAGCATACTTAGGTAATCGACATGCCCAATACCCAGCCTTCATTTTATCTTTCTTTGTATCGCAATTATGTCTAGAAGCAAAATTACGAGCTGCATCACGATCGTTTATTTTTGACGATAAACCTCCTTTCGCATCTCCGAAATTAATTTTTTTTACATTACCTGTTTGAGGGTCCTTAACATATACAACGTACTTACTTGGACCGGCTGATCTTTTTGGTTTATTAAGTTCTGGGCCTTCTATCATTGGTTCTTCTAAAGGCACATGCTTACCTTCGTATAAACCGAATGTTGCATTGTACTCTTTAAAATTAACCAAATTCATGGCCAGCTACTCTTTTCATTTGTTTTTTATATTCAGCAAAATCAGGCTTGGATTTATATAACTTAATTGTTACTTCATCTCTATCCTTACCTTTAATTCTCCACTTATAACCATCTTCTTTATGTTGAGGACTTGTGGTAGGAATGACTCTTCGTTTGAATCCGTCTTCCCAAGTTTCTTTTTTACCAGAACCTTCAGAAAGATATTCTTTAAAAGAAATCATCTTTTAAGATCCATTCTAAAGGATTTACCCTTTTGTTGTTTGTCTTTTGTTACTTTAAACTTGCCGATTCTTGCAACCATATTGGTTAATTCGGTCTGACCTTTTTTTAATTCTTTTTCTAAGACTTTCTTAACTTCTTTCCATACTGAGTCAAGCACATCACCGTCTGCTGCTACATATGGAGCTTCGTCTAGTTGAGCGTGTTCTTTAAACTTTTTCATTTGCCTTGGTCTACTTTATTTTGTAAAAAGTCTGTGGCAGAATCTAAATAATCTGCAGCCTTTACTAATTTGTTTACCCACCATGATGGATATTCTGCATCTGGTTGTATCTGAGCTAATAATTGCTCTGCGTTTCTCTTTAAAGATGTTAATTGATTCTTTACATTGGCAGAATCAACATGACCATCTTCAGCAATTCGTTTTTTATATGTTTCTGTTAAATTCATAGTTCAACCTTCATTCTTCTGCCTGGTCTTATATTACCAGATTTTCTTTTGATTGTTTCGTCCATATCTATATCAAAGTTAATATGAGTAATATCCCAACCATTACCTTTTTTCTTAGCAGTTAACCATCTACCATTAAGTGAATCCATTGCTACTTGGTTTAAATCTGTTTTAGGAAACTTTTTACTCTTTTGAGATCCTGGAATAAAATATAAAATACCAAGATCATCATATAACTCATCATCACCAAATGGCATAAGCTTTAAATATCTGTCTACATCTTTTTCAGTAGTAGCAAAGAATGGCTTAGATACTAAGTCCATTAATTTTTGAAGTTTAGTTTTAGTATCTGGTATATCCCATGTACCTTCTTTAACTCCAGTATCTTCTTTTTCAAATTCTTTTTCAGCTCTTAAGGCTGCACGAACTTTAAGCTCTTTCAGCTTTAGGTTGAGCTCTTTTTCCTTTCTTAAGAGTCTCTTTGTTGAAAGGTTTTCCCTTAATTGTTTAAATTTTTTCATTTCTTTGAATACTCCGCATATTTCCATCTTTTTATGATTTTTTCTTTTACCCCTTCAGCATTATTTCCATAGTCTTGAGATTTTCTTCTTTTTGCACGCATATATGCAAGATGAGCATCTTTTTCCATTCCGGGGTTAGTAAGTAAAAAATCTTTAAAGCTTATCATTGTTGTTTACCTTGGTCTACTTTATTTTGTAAAAAGTCTGTAGCTGAATCTAAATAATCTGATGCTTTGACTAATTTGTTTACCCACCATTGTGGATATTCTGAGTCTGGCTTAACCTGACCCATTAACTGCTCTACATTTCTTTTAATGTGAGATAATTGATTCATAACATTTGCAGATTGCTCATGTCCATCTTCAGCAATTAGTTTTCTATATGTTTCTGTTAAATTCATTATTATTCCTTTTCTTTAACAGACTCATTAGCTGTTTTTAGAGCGTCTTTAACTACTGGGTCATCACCTAGTCCTTTTTTAATCTTTTCGATTTTTTTATAGGCCCCAGTCATATTACCACCCATTGAAAGAGCAATCTCAACAGCCTTTGCTACTTCAGAAGCTTTAAATCTACTTCTGTATTTTTCTCTAAATTGTTTAAATTTCATTTTTTCCTCTGTTTTAAATCCATGTTTTTTCTTCAGGATATTCATAGCCGTAGCCATTTTGATTTCCATCCAACGATTCCCATAACGCTTTTTAAAATCTGCGTCTGGTAAATCCTTGGCTATCTTTTCAAGTTCTTTTTCTCTTGCTGGAGTGAGCTTGAAATCTGACATTATCCACCTCTTGCCTTTTTGGCTAGATCTGAATCATGTACCTGCCAGGTTTTTCCTTTTACAATAAAAGAGTTAACTCTGGCTAATCCCCATTGTGCTGGAGTAGTTCCAGGTTTATGACCTACTCTCCAAGCAGCAACTCCTCTATCAAAAACTTGTTTTAGTATACCATATGATATACCAGATGCATCGGATTTCTTCTGGATAGCTTTTCGAATTTGTCCTTTATCTTCTTTGACTAATCTATCTTCTAATTTGAGAATACCAACCATTTCATTTTTTGGTTCTTTATCACCATACATTTGCTTATATTTTTTTGTATATTGAGATGGTTTTGTTTCAGTGCTCTTATCCCCAGGAGCAGGCTTATATGCACTTGGATCATCCCAGTGTTTCTTAGCCTGCTTATTGAACTGTGCTTGTCTCTTATCTTTTGTGGATTTACCCAATCCTTTACCAAAATCTTTTCTCAGTTTACCTGGTTCGGCAAGATCTTCTCTTTCTTTAGCTCTTTTTTCTTTTTCTGCTTTTGAAAGTTTTTCTGCTTCTACTATTTTTGAAAATGGGGTATCTTTTAAATACTTGTTCAGTGCTTTGGTTGTTCCAAAATCCCCTGCTCCACCTTCTTCTACTAGTTCAACAGAATCTAGCCATTGTCTTGATTTTATTCCGTCACATTCTATCATAAGATAATTGCTTCCGCAAATTATGATTTCCCCTATCTCTCCTGATTCTTTTATTCTAACTAGATTTCCCACATTGAAGAGACTTCCTTCAATGTAATCTTCTCTTGTTTCTGAAATTGGGGGTAGTTCTACATGTTTTCTGAATGATCTCGACTCTTTTAATCCCATACCTTTTCTTACTGCATTGAATAATTCGGTGGGATTATAACTCGATGGGAGCCCTTTTGAAAATAAATTCAAATCGTTTTGTTGAGCGGCGGCTCGCATCTTGGAAGCTGACATACCAGTTGCACCTTCTGCATCTGGATCTCTCTCCCCTGCACTTACTACATTTATAGCACCTTCGAAATTGTAAAAGCCGTGCCTAGCTTTAATACCATTATATTTGTTTAATAATATATCAAATTCTTTTACTCTATCACTACCAGCAACCATTGTTACTTTAGTGAATCCTTGATCGTAAAGTTTTACTACTACATCTAGTACATTACGAACATCTTTATCTGCCATTATACTACGTGCATGTTTTGGAAACATCTTGCGTAAAAATTTGACTTTTTCTGTGAATCCTAATGGATTTTGTTTTGGGTCTACTGATCTAGAAGCGTATATTCTATATGAACCGCCTCTTGATTGATTTTTGACGTGTTCAAACAATTTTTCATGACCAATCGTTGGAGGATTGAATCTGCCAAACACAAAAGAAACCTCTTTCGAGTTTTCGACTATGTATTCATTAAATGATTTAATTGCCATTTATATCCTCGGTATCCCATTTTAGCCAGGATTGTCCCAGCCTTTTATAATATCTTTGCTAAAATTGTTAGTCGAAAATTCTAGTCTATCAACTAACTTAACAGCACCACCTTGTAATCGATCTATAGCGACAAAGCCTTCAACGCCGGTCACTTTAAATCCGGATTTTGTTTTAACGAAGGTACCAATATTTGATAACTCGTTTAGTTTATTTATAATAATTAACTTCGCATCGACGACAAAATTCTGTAAATCAAACATATTTTTTAGACCTTTTATGTTAGATTTGTTGAAAAATGATAATAATTTATCTCTTTCTGCAGCTTTTTTATCTTTTCCGGCAGGAGATTTTAATTTGTCCATTTGCTTTGTATATCTTTCTTCTACGAAATTTATTAATCCTTTGGCATGTTTATTTGTGTCTTTTATTCTTTCACCTTTTCTTACTGCCAAATTATTGTAAACATTTATTATAAGATTTAATTCTTTATTGGATTCTATCTCTTTTAATATATTCGATTGTATTTTCTGGAAAGTCTTTCCTGCAGCAGATAGGTTTGCATTTAGGATTTCAGTTTGCTTAGCTGTAAGTGTAGCCTTTCCAGATAGATCTTTTAGTGTTGCATCTACCATCCAAACATTTTTTGAAGGTTTTATCTTTGAAACAATTTCTTTACCAAATGTAGCTGTCATGTTTTCAAAGCTTGAACCACTGTATGTAGTGTGCCAAACAATTCCAATTTTAGCTGACATTATATCCTTGGCTATGTCTGTAGATGTTGGTACAGCATACACTATGGTGTTAGGATGAAAGGTAACATGCTGAACCCCATTAATAGTTTCTTTCTTAAGATCTGACGACTCAAACATAAAGTCACCTTGAATAACTCCTTTAATTCCTAAATCTTTTAAATTGTCGAATGCAAGTTTAAGTTTCTTATTTAGATCACCACTTGTATCAGCGTCTATGTCTGCATGGTTCTTATACACCTTAGCATCTTTATTAAAGATACCTTTTTTTGCTACAAAGAATTTTCCATCTGATGGATCTTCTCCAGCGAATAAGGCGGGGGCTCCGTCCCACTTGACAGTAATGTCTACAGGTGCTTTCGCATTACCGCTCAACATATCCCTCATTGATCTTAGCGCTAGGATAGCTTGGCGAGCCCCCTTAACTCCGCCGTCAATAATAAGATCCTCAATATGTGTCATATGAGTATTCTTACCTGCGGCTTCTGTTAGGTAATTAGTTAATGATTTCATTTACTTATTGTATATTTTTTGTCAACCATATCTCCCCAACCGTTTGGATTGACATACCAACTATTTTCTCCTTTAATAAAGCAAGAAGAATTTTTTAATTCTGATGAACCTCTGAAATCTAGTCCAGCTTTTATTTTTCTAGACATATCTTTTGCAGTAAATGTTCTATTAAGTATTTCTTCTATAGAAGTATTACCATCAACCTTTCCCCCAAAAAATACGTTTGCTGCACCTTCTCCTTTATTAAATTTTTCTTCACCGCTTATAACTTCAATCATTTGTTTAGGGTTAACTCTTTCTGAATTGTATTTTGGTTTTTTAATGAATGGGCAAATTGTGTGTGTGTTAGTTTTTGTTCCTTTAATTTTGCCTGTTTTATTTAATTCTTCTAAAGTACGCTCTAATATTTTTTTAGAATCTTTTCCAAATATTTGTTGAAATCTACTCGGCAATATCCAATTTTCGAAATACGTTGCATTATCTGCTTTTAAACTATATTTAAGAAATTTAGAACCAAATAATGGTTTGTCTAAAACTACTGTAACATCAGTTTTAGGATTACCTTGTCCTTTCCATCTTGGTGCTGATAGACGAGTTATTTGATACATTTTTCCTTTATATTCAAATTGCCAATTTTCACCAGAATTTTTTATCCAAGCTTCGGTAAACATTCCTTCATGGCCATGTCCACCTTTAAATGGTTCAAATATACTAGGATTCTTTTTACTTGTTAAATCGACTTTCATCTCTTCAACATTTTTCCCTGTTGGTTTTAATATAGCATTTAATGCAATTAATAATGTTTGCTCTTCACCTTTTATTTTGCAAACTGCATATAATGACCGACCTATTACTTTTACATCTTCTTCTTTATCTCTTTCTATTATTTCTAAAGATGTTCCTTTTTTAAGTTTTTTACCTAAAGGTGTACCATCTATTAATAGAGGCATTGTTTCTTTTTCTAATGTGTAAGATTTTATATCAGGTTTTGCAACTACATATTGATAAAATGCTCCTGTGTTTCTTTTATGAAATGTTGTAGAGCCAGCTAAAGAAGCTTCGTATATAAATTGTTTAAATTTTTTCATAAAAATCCCTAAATAGTTATTATTATATCTATTTATAAAGATTTAAGAGTTAAAAAAGGAATTGGGAACGATATTACCCTTATTATCATATGAGATAACCTTAGCAGCATGTAATTTATCAATAGTTTTACTGCATCCTTCTCGAATACCTTGTCTATAAGCTTGCCAAGAAGCCCCAGATAAACAAATTAAGAATATTATAAAAGATATAATATCCATTATTCTACTACATTGCCTTTAATATCTAATCTAATAATATCGGATTGAAATCCTTTTTTTATCATAGCCATATTAAAAACCATGGCTTCCTTTAAAGATGAGAAAAGATATTCATAGATCTTCTCACTACTATCTTGAAAAAATTTTACTTTAAATAACATAATTACACCTACCTAATATAGTGTTTTGGTTTAGGATGATTTTCTTTATCTTCCCACTTTTCAATTTTTCCGCCTTTAGAAAGAAATTTCTCAATATCCTTGTTGATCTTCTTTCTTTGTTCTGATTTATTCATTTTATTCCCCTATCTAATTGCATGAAATCTTTCATCATGATTGCATTTTTTAAACCCTATGTTATAGGTACTATATTTTTGACTATTAAAAGAATATGGATTCAATTTGAATTTTTTCATTTTCTTAGTATCTAATTCCTCTTTTAATTTTACAATTTTTCCACCACTTGAAAGGAATTTCTCGATATCCTCCGAAATCTTTTTTTTAAGATATGATTTGTTCATTATGCATATCTCCTGTAAATGTAAACGTCCCATCTTTGGGCATCTTCTAGTCTGCAGATTCTCCAGTTATGGAAAATCCCCCTATAAGGACTATAGTCGCGATACTTGTAAAGGTTTCGATTATTTTTTCCAAATCTACCTTGACATTTCACGTAATATTTTTTGTCAGAAGATTTATTCATAATCTTCACAACCTTTCTGATATTTTCAAGTTCTAGCATATCTCCAGCTGATTCTGGATATACTGTCATTACATAGCTATCTGTTCTCATTTTAGTGTATTGGCCTCCCGCCTAAAGTTTCTAAAAAGAATTGACCTTGAATGTCATGGCCAGTTCTTACAAATACTGAATCACAGAGTTTATCCCATGATTCATTAATAGTTTCTGGATTTTTGTCTTTAGCAAAAGCCAGTTCAACTAAATCTAATTCTATTTCTAGCGGTATATCTGTAGCGATATGTGTTAATTTTAATACATTTTGCATGATTTACTCCTTATTAATTTAATTTATAGAAGTATTATACCAAAGGATAAGGGGTTTGTAAACCCTTTTTTCGTGACAATTTCGTGACATTTTATTACAAAAGAAGGGGAGTATTGCACTCCCCCATGAATCATAATTAAAGGTTATTATACTTCTTTTGCAATAAAAGTGTATACACCGTAAGCAAGTGCTACCCATGCAAATAGGTCGACTAAGCCACCTAAAAGTAGGTAAGATAATGATAGTCCGACGATAACTCCGCCGTCCCAAGATGTTCTTTCTGCCCATCTTTCCATTACCCATGCTTTTGCTGTATTTAACATATCCATATATTTCTCCTTTATATTTTAAAGTCTGCAAACGAGTCATTACTTTCCCGTTCACCAAACTTGTTTATCGGCTTATCTGGTGTCATGTCAGACATGATATCTGATTGAGCCGACTCCT